TGAACCAAAGCAAGAGATGGGAAGACCACGCTCTAAACCAAAGTTTGCCCAAATTGGGCTAGACAAACTAAACCAACCTCTCGACATATAGTCTTCAAACTTATCAGCAAAACCTGGTATGCCTAGCGTTTTTTGGGCAGCCCCCGCTATTTCTTTAATTCTTCCCTCTGGTGTTTGGTCGCCTTGAAGGTAACCGCGTTTGAGAAAAGTTTTTGAATCTTTATTTAACCAGTAATATTTTTCCATTAGAATAAGTCGTTTTCGTCAAATGATTTGTCCTTCTTGGAATATTCCACTGGACGTTTAAAGAAAAAGTCTGTAGCGGAATTGCCCAAGACATCTTCATCAAACCACATTGTAAGGTTTATTTTTTCTTTGTCAACGTCAAAAACCTCATCCACACCAATTTGTTTTAATGATTCGTTGAGTCTGTTTTTAATAAACTCTTTTAAAATATCTGCACTGATGTTTTCTTTTGAATAATCTCCGATAATCCAATCAATAATTTTTGACTCGGCTTCAAAAGCACAAACAGCCTCTTCTCTTAATCGAGAGATTAGGTCTTCATCAAAAATCTCTGGATATTCTTCCCTTAAAACATTAACTATTTTTGTGCCTACCTTTGCGTGAATATCTTCTTCTTTGCTTGTGTATGCAACTTGCTGAGCTGTGTCTTTTAGGAGGTTTTCGTATCGATTAAACCAATTAATGACATAAAATTGACTAAACAATGAAACGTTTTCCACGAACAGAGTGAACAAAATCAAAGAATATACATACTGTTTCTTTTCGTCTTTATAGCATTTGTCGAGATACTTTCTCAAGTAATCAACTCTTCCTTTAATGATATCGAGTTTAAGGTTTTCTTCAAAGGCATCTTCTAATCCGAGGACGCTCAAAAGTCTTTCATAGGCGTTATTATGAATAACCTCAATGTTAGCCATAACGTAACCAAGATCAGTGATTCCTGGGTGTGGTAGATGTTCACCTAGGTTTGCCCAGAACTTTTTTACAGATACTTCGACTTGACCAATGGCAGAAAGTGTTTTTTTAACCATCTCCCTTTCTTGATCATTCATATTTATCTTAAAGTCTTGGACATCTGACTGAAAGTTAAACTCCTTATCAGTCCAAAATCCATTATGCATGGCGTTTACAAATTCCTCTGTCCAAGGATAGAGGTTCGGTTTTCTAGAGATTTGTTCTTCAAATAACATATGAATCAATTTACACGATTGAGCCACTATGTCAATTATTTTTAGCAAATTTTGAAAAATAAATTTTTTTACTTGACTTACTGATTTTTCGTATTATAATAAGTTTTCTTCCCTTACGAAGCGGAACGCTGAGGAAGGGGAGATAATATATAAAATATATATTAATAAATATTTAATAGATTAATAAATATATATAAACAATAAGCCAAAAAATTGGCTTGACTTTTCTTTTATATCAGTTAAGTTGTTAGTCTAATGATTAAATTAGACAGTTCTAAGAAGGATTTTTATTTTTGCACAACGGCTGGTTGGTCAACCATCGTTCAAGCTAAAGATGAAAATAAAGCGGCTAGTGAAGCGATCAGAGAAGGAATTAATATTCTAGAAGATCAAGCGGAGGTTTCTCCATGCATTAGGGTAAAAAAGATTGAAGAAAAATTTGAAGATTCAGATATTTTGATTAGAATAGACAAAGTATTCGCGGACATTGGGATGCATAAAGAATCTCGTTCATTATCAGAAATAATTAAAAATTTAAATATATGATTGGAATAGGAGGACTAGCTAGATCTGGTAAAGATACCCTCGCTATTAATTTGGCGAAAACAATCAAAGAGGATTGGCAAATTGATGTCCAAATCTTTTCGCTTGCAGATTCCCTTAAGGAGAAAATAAATCCTTTTATAAATAAAGAATTTGGCATTTCTGCTTTCTCCGAAGATACAGAAGACAAAAAAATTATAAGACCTATTCTTGTTGCTTATGGAGAAGCTATGAAAACCAAATACGGGCAGAATATTTGGTTTTCTAAAGTGGCCGACAATATCGAACAAGCCATGCACGACAATAAGATATTTCCCATCATCTCTGATGTTAGGTTTGATTTTGAAGTAAAACTGATTCAAGATAATAGTGGCCAAGTTATTCATATCACAAAGCAGGGCAACAAGCCACCAAATGAGATTGAGGCGATTAATGATCCACTAGTCTCATCTTCTTCTAATTTGACCCACACTTGGCCGCTTTACTCTCCAGATTTAATGGATGAATGTAGGTCACACGCCGATATTATTTGGCAAATGATAAAGGAGAATCACGAAGAAAAATGGAAGAAGATTTATATTTAATAAATAAAGTAAAAAACAACAAGGACGATGATTCAATTAAAGAATTAATCAATAGGCATTCTGGCATTTATATAGAAATGGTTAATAGATATATTCCAGATTCAGTTGAAGGTATAAATAAAGATGATATTATACAGGACAAATCCTTTTGTATTTACGACGCCGCTATAAGCTTTAATGAAGATAAGAATACAAAGTTTAGCACTTATGTGGGTAATCTAGCCAGATGGAAGTGCTTAAATATCTATAACAAAAAAATGAAATTTCCTCAATCCAACATTGGAGAGATTTTAAATGAAAAAATTCTACAAACATCCGATTCAAATGAAATAGAAAATAAAGAAAGTATTAAAAACATTATTTCTATTATTAATAAAATAGCAGACAAAAGAGCCAGAAAAATATTTAATATGAGATATAACAGTGGGTCAAAAATAACGCCTTGGAAAAAAATAGCGAAAAAGCTTGACTTATCAATCCAAGGATGTATAAACATTCACAACAAACATTTAACAGAAATAAGAAAAATATGTATAGCAAAACAGTACTAGTAGGAAATCTCGCAAGAGATCCAGAATCACGCCAAGCAGGGGAAACAACTGTTACCCGTCTTGTTGTAGCAGTTAACGATACTTATTCTAAGGATAAGGTATCTTATGTAGATGTGGAAGCTTGGGGTAAGCTCGGTGAAATTTGCCAAAAGTATCTAAGTAAGGGCCGACAAGCTCTAGTAGACGGACGATTGGTTCAAGACACATGGGAAAAGGATGGCAAGAAGCAGTCAAAGCTTTATGTAAAGGCTGATAATGTTCAATTCCTTGGAAGTAAGGGGGATAAACAACAAGAAACATCTACACCAGCCCCATCTAACTCAAACCCTGGGACAGACGAAGAAATTCCATTCTAAAAAATGCAATTAATTGTAGAAACTCCAATGAACTCTCTTTCATTTGGAAACGTATCATATAATATCCTCCGCCAACTATGGCGGAAGGGTATTGATGTGATGTGGTTTCCGATTGGTGGAAATCCAGATTTTCAATCTTTTAATAAAATTGATAAGGAGTTCGGGTCTTGGTTGCAAGACTCTGTGCAAAACGCAAACCAAAAAATTAAACCTGATATCCCTTGTTTTAAACTTTGGCACTTAAACGGATCTCAAGCCAGGATTGGGCAAAAACAAGCCCTATATACTTTTTATGAACTTAATGAACCAACCGAAGCAGAAATTAATTTGGCTAATTTTCAAGATAAGATTTATTTTAGTAGCAACTATGCAGCTGAATCTTTTAAAAAGCATGGAGTAAAAACCGATGTTATTCCTGTTGGTTTCGATGAGGATTTTTTTAAAACCAATAAACAATATTTAGACCCCGACATTATTCATTTTGGTTTAATGGGTAAATTTGAAAAAAGGAAACACACAGAAAAGATTATTAAATTGTGGTTATCTAAATACGGAAATAATAATAAATATCAACTCAGTGTTTGTGTAACAAATCCTTTCTTTAAAAAAGAAGAGATGCAAGCCGCCCTATCTAATTGTTTGGGTGAAAAACGCTATACAAATATTAATTTTCTACCATATTTAAAAACAAATTCAGAGGTTAATGATTTTCTTAATGCTGTTGATATCGATTTGACTGGGCTTAGTGGCGCTGAGGGTTGGAATCTTCCAAGTTTCAATGCTTCTTGTCTAGGTAAGTGGTCTATCGTTTTAAATGAAACATCTCATAAAGATTGGGCTTCAAAGAATAATTCTATTATTGTGGAATCTAAAGGAAAAGAATCCTGTTACGATGGTAAGTTTTTTCAAGAAGGTTCTGAATTTAATCAAGGCAACATCTACACTTGGGACAGCGACATTGTGGCACAAGCTATGGAGACAGCGTCCCAGAAAAAGGGACAAATTAACACAGAAGGAGAAAAATTAAAAGAAAAATTTTCATACAGTAGCTCTGTAGACCGCTTACTTAAAGGGATTGAGGAGATGCGTTAATATTGGCACGGCGAATGCAAAGAGTATAATCCTATGTATACAAACTTACTAAATCAAATTGAAAATGCTTTCTATGAAAGCCAAAGCGATAACTCTTTTCAAAAAGAAGGAAAAGGTTATGTTGGACCAATGGAAATTAAAGATGAAACAGATTTTTATCTCGTAAAAAAGGTAATTGTCGGATTCGAAGCCAAAGAAATTTCGGCATATGTTCGTAAGAGTATTTTAAAGGCTTCTGTTAATAATGAAAAAGGAGAACCAGTTAATGTTATTTCATTGAGGATTGATCCTGACTATATTAACGTTTCAAAAATTTCATCTAAATTAAAAAATGGAATCTTAGAAATTAAAATTCCTAAATCTGAAAATTCAAAAGCAGTTAAAATTTCCGTAGAATAAAACAAAGCCCCCGATTGAAAAGATCGGGGGTTTTTTTATAATTTGTTATGCCATTATATTTATACGAAAACAAAGAAACAGAAGAGCTTGTAGAGGTCCTTCAGGGAATGAGTGAAGTCCACGAGTACCAAGGCGAGTGCGGCACACAGAAAGGGCTGTGGAGGCGTGTTTATGTCAACCCTGGGCTATCATCTGATACTAAAATGGATGCTTTTGACTCTAAGTCATTTATTGCTTCAACTGTGAATAAAAACGACACATATGGAGACTTGCAAAATAGAGCGGCAGAAGCCTCAGAAATCAGAGCGCAAAAAAACGGAGGCAGAGACCCAGTAAAAGAAAAATATTATAACGATTATAAGCAAAAAACAAACGGGAAATTACACCCAACAGAACAAAAAGAAAAATTTCAAAAAGCCGTACAAAATGCTGAAAAAAAAGGACTTAAAATAGAATTATAAAATTAAATTAACATTACTCATGCCGAAAGTGAAATCCATTTTTTCTTTAAAATATTGAGAAATAGAGCCGTTATATTTTTTTGATTTTAACCGAGCCTTTGAAATGTTTATCTGATAATCACTATCATCAAACCTTTTTCCGCTAATAATTACATTATAATTTTCCCCCGCATCCAATGATTTAAACAAATTAGAGGAATTACCATACTCTAAATCTGAAAATATATTTTCAATTGAAAGCTTACCTAGAAGTGGGCCAACAGGGACTGCGGCAACTGGAAATTTTTTATTTACCGATCTTATAACTTCTCTATTTAAATCAAAATCAAGATCAAAACCTTGGATATTATTTGGTTTTACCAAAAACGATTGGTTGGAATTTTCACCACTTATTATTAAGTGGGTTCTACTACCAGGAATAGACCTACTTACATCTCCAAATTCTGGCTGATATGAATCAAGACTTTCAATGCTAAAATTTCCAACGGGTTTTTGATCTCCAAGTATATCTAAAGAAGGGGACAACCCAGTACTATAATAATTACCCAACACCTTAATGTTTTTGTTTTCTTGAGCTAACATATTAAACGCTTTATAAGAATACTCACTAGACATTACCCCATTGTAAGATTGTTTCATTTTTATAGAATCTAAATAAACATTTCCGAAACAAATACTATTAAGATATTTTCTTCTAGGTAAAGGCGGCGGCGCACGATACCCTTCTTCTGGTTCTTTATAAATGTTTAAAATACCTTCAGACTCAAAGTCTTCTTCGTTATATATATATTTCACTTTATGTTCAAATCCTTCATAAGACCATTTAGATGAATTGATATCTTCAAAATCCTCAATACCTAATTGATCTGTTTCTTTAGCCTCTATTTCTTTATATCCATTGATCTTTGTAAACTCTTGGACCGTAGCTTCTCCCGCCTCAAAATTGACAATCATTAAATTGAAATTGTTAGATGAATTGTAATAACCCATCTCCCGAACTTCATTTACAATTGGATACTCAAAAAAGTTAGAACGCCCCTCAAAATCAAAAACGTCAGCGATTACTTCAATTTCATTATTTCTTGGAATTTTTAATAAATCTTCATTGTATGAATCCTCAAAATTTTGATACTGAATTTGAGTGATATATTCGCCAGTTACAGAAGCTGATTTAAAGGTGTCTAAATATTTACCAGTTACACCATAAAAATGTTCTACCGCTTCAAAGTTTTGAATTATAGATTCCGTTGATCTAGATCTAACAACATTTGAATCTTGCAAAGGAACAAATTCTCTCATTCGGTTTGGTTTATTAAATTCTTCTTCATATTCAAAGCCGTGACAACTTAAATAATTAAGTTTTTGTGATTGACAGGTTTCGATTGTATTAACAACATCTGGCGACTCAAAATTTCCGACAATAAGTGGGGAGGGTATTTTGGTAATAATGTTTGGATTACTTTCGGAGCCTTTATATTCTCCGACTACCCCAGCATAATGATTTATTGATTCAAAGTCTGAAAAAGAAATAGGAATAAAATATAAACTTTCTTCTGTTAATGGCACATATTGAGTCATTCTATTAGCCACCCTAAATTCTTCGTATTGAAAATCCTGGTAATCAACCCTCTGCAACCCAAAACCAGCACCTAGTTGATTGATTTTTTCGGTATTTGAGTTTTCAAAATCCTCAACATAATCCCTCCAGAATGGAAAATTCCTAACAAACTGAGTGACAATAGATACCCCATTTAAGGACTCGTCATATATCCCCAAAATACCTACGTGGTGGTTTATTGATTCAAAGTCTGAAAAACATATAGGGCCAATACTTAAACTTCTATCTGTTAATGGCACGTATGGTCTCATGGCATTGGCAACCTCAAACTCTTCATACTCAAAATTTTGATAGTCAACCCTTTTCTTATTAGATCTAACACCCCAGCTCCTTATTTGTTCAGTGGTAAATTCCTCAAAACCCTGGACATAATCTTTCCAAAACATTATAAATTTAATTGATTTAGTGACAATAGACTCTTCATTAAAAGTGTCGTATTGAGTTACCTCTTCAAAGTTTTGTATATCAATGGTTGGGCCATGACTAAGTATAAGTTCCTCAAAATTTTCAAAACCCTGATGCTCACAAAAAAGACTATGGTCAGACAAAATACCCGACTCAATAACATTTTCTGATTCAAAATCTATCACATTAAAATCCATAATAGGAGCGACATACGTTGGTTCAGACGGTTCTATTCGACCAGTTAAATCAAATCCTTCAAAGTGAAAAAACGGGTCATATCCATGACTAATAAAAAAATCATAAACAGGGGTTGATTCCATTGCTATATAAGTTGGATGTGTCCCAACATAATTTATTCTATGAATTTGCTCGTCTTGTAAAATATCCTGTATAAACTCTATTGACTCAAAATTTTCAATTAAAAGATTGACATTATCACTAAGACTAGAGTATGCCTGCCCCTCCAATTCAAACCCTTCAACAAAAATATCCTCAATAGGTTCTGTGTTGTTTTCTACGAAAAGGTAATCTATTCCAAGTTTTGGAATAAGAGACTTTTCAAATAATGAAAAATTTTTCGGATAAAGGTAGTTTATTTTAATTAATGGCACAAAAGTTTCTGCGGCACCATGTTCAACAAACTCAACAAGAAAAAAAGGATCGCGTACCTTTTTTATTTTGGGTTGGGATAAATAATTAACAAAAAAACTACTATCTGAAGTAAAAGCCTCTTGGGGTAGGCTCCATGTATCTACATTTCTTGTGCTTGGAGTATTATAACTTTGCGGGACATTTATAATATTTAATTCTACCTCTTGCTCTGGGCGCGGCGGACTTATTACCAAAGCATCATATCCAGAGGGTAATTCTGTATATATTTTAATTATAATTTCTTCGTTGTCGCCTGCTGGGGAGTTTAATATATCCACCTCTACTGATTGTTCTGGGCGGCCGACGTTTATTATAATACCCTTATATCCAGAAGGCGATTCTGTGTATATTTTTGAATCCAAATTAATTTCATCTCCATAACCTGATATAATTTCTAGATAACCTTCTTGTGGCGACTGGTTATCTATAAAACAACTCAAAAAACCACTATTCTCTTCTTTATATATTTTGGCATCCTTAAAAAAAGAAAATTCACTTATTTCTTCTTTTATATATTCTATATAAAAATCTTCATAAACACCACTTATATCATATGATATGTCTATAGGGTTTTTTATATATTCAGGCTCCCCGACAACCGAAACTTCTGGGGGTCTTTTACTGCTTATATCCCTAAGCCAAATAACACCAAAATCAATATCACTATAAGTAGTTTCTGGGTATGAAATAACATCATCATAAAATTGACCCAAAAAATTTGAAACATAGGTCGATGGTGATGTGGAATATATAAGTTCGACAGGCTCGTCAGCAGCGTCACACCCATGAACGAAATCTCTTCTTGGTGGGTGGTAACCATGAAGCAAGTAAAAATTTCTACTTTTATTTAAGTCTTGAGATAATTGTCCATTTACGAAAAAATCAGAAATTAACCCACTAAAGGTTTCTGTGGTTGATAATTTAAATTTTATTTCTGGAAGCTCGTTTGAGCTGGTGATAGACGTTTTTTTTGATCCTATCGATCCCACACGCTCAGTAGGGGAATCTTCAAAACCAAAATCTAAGTCCTGAATAAACGGCAAAAAATTAAGCTCACTATCGCGCTCAGTTTCACTGTAAAATATAGATGTGTCTGCAAAACTTACGCCGAAATTATTTAAATTCATAATTTTGTATTCGGTTTATATTTTTATAAAATTATATACATCAAAGTCGAAACTTATATCCGAACTAAGGTTTTTAGATATAGACATTGAATCTCTTAAAGAGCTAATTCTCGCCCCACTTATAAGAAAATTAAAATTATCATTTCTCTTGTTGGGTAAATTTATTTTTATATCATAAATATCGTTTAAATCTAAGAAATCCTTCAGGGTTTTATTCGAGTTTCCCCCAGATATATTAGACGGGAGGGAGGATATGGAAAGGGAACCCTCAGATGGGTAAATAGCTTTTTTAACCACTGGGTATTTTTTACCAATTGAGTAAATGTTTTTTCTTTGGAAGTTTAAATCTAAAGAGAAATTTTGTATTACATTTAAATCCAACAAAAGAACATCTGGATTTTTATAGCCAGATACTTCCAAAGAAGAATCTCTTCCCAGAATCATACCACTCTCTAAACCTTGTTCTGCGTCTACATAATCTTGAATATTTAAAAAATAAGATGATAAATCTTGGACTTGACTACCAGTTAAATCTATAGCTGGGTTTTGTATTTTTAAATATTGGCCCTCTTGGACACCCACTTCAGCGATTATATTACTACAAGAATAAGAATAACTAGAAGATAAAAGACCAGCCGCCTCCTGGGTGAGTGAAAATTTTTCCAAAAAACAGTTACCGAAACCAATAAACTCATCAGAATCAGTGAAAGTAGAAAACATTTTATTTTTACCCAACACAAAATAAAAATTACAATCCTGGTCTATATTTTGCCTAACGTTATTTACTCCAAAAAAACCAGAAAAAAGATTACCAAAATTTTCTATAACATCTATCTTTAAATCAACCTTTGGCTCTTTATTGCTTATTTGGTTGGAGTAGTATGTATCACCCACACTGAAAATATCTTCAGTTTCAGTGCTAAAACCAAAATTTAAATCCTGTAGATATGGAATAAAATTAATATTTTGACCAGAATTAGAATCATTAAAATAAGCATTATCACTGCTTTTTAATAAAATAGCATTTTCATGGGCAATTGTTGGCCTGTTTGCGTTAATTGGCATAAGAAAAATTATCCAACAACGTGTCGGTTTTAAATCTAATTATTTCGTCTATTTTTATTTCTAAATCATTACAGTTTTTATACACAAACTTGTGATTTAAAGATGTACAAATGAAAAATTTATCTCTAGTATATAACTGTGGTATTTCTAATTGAAATGGTCTCCAGTTTTCGTGTTTTTCTATAAAATGAATTATGGATTTTGTTTCTTTATTAGACCTTCCCTTCATAGATATATTTAAACCTTGCAATAAATTAGTATTGTAGTTCGTTTTATCATATATAGAAAAAGAATCATTAAACCTATGAATAAATTTTGATTGTTTGGTTTGAATAGAAACATTGTCATCCAAATCATAAAAAAACTTTCTAGTCCAAGGAGAACCTTCTGTGTTTGGCTTGTTGCTTGAGGTGGCCACATGCCCAGACTCACAGTAGTAAAATTTTTCAGCCCTATCAGAATGTCTAACAGCATTAGAATTAGCTGGAAGCGGATCATACTCTGGATAATAAAGTATATCAAATTTTTCATAGGTGGTTCCAGCACTCCAATTATCATAAACATCGTCGGTATTTAAATAAGATGAAGTCCTCCAATCCAAAAAGGAAGAATAAGAATCTCTCATTAATTTTAAATCTATGTCAAATAATCCATTATGAAGTTTAAAATTATAATCTTCTATAAGCAAACCAGAGATGTTTTTGTAAACATCTCCAGTGGGAAAGGATAATTCCACACCATCATCATTTAATGTATTGAATGAAATTTTATTACCACTATTTAATGCCGACTTCTCTAAGAAACTCAAAACAGATCTAGCTTCTTCTTCTGTTCTGTTTGAGAATTTAAAATTAAAATTTTGTTTGGTTCTGTTTAAATTTCTAGTTAGTCTTTTATAGTGGTTGTCTCCAAACGCAATTACATCTGCCCTATTTTCATAAGATACGGTCGAACCGTATTCAGGAACAAAAGAATATGGTTGAATAACACCTGTTACATTGTCATCCCTATTATATGTTGCTAGTTTTGTTGTCATTATTTATATAAATAACTTAAAGTCCCGCCAGTTCTAGACTCTTCTTGGATAACTGTAGTAACAGCTGATCTAACCTTGTTCGCAAATTCTGTTTGTGATTCTGGTGTCCCATTATCGGTAGATCCATCTTCAGATTTAGATCCATCTCCTTTTATATTAAAAACAAATTCAGAACTATTAGAAACTTGGTTACTCACGCTACTGCCACCAGCTGACCCACCAATAATTGGCGATACAGATGAAACAGCCCCACCTTGTTGGAATCTTTTCATAGGTAGCGCTCCATCATTCAAGCTAGATAAAAATTCTGTCCCATATTGCTCTACAGCGGATCTTTTAACAACAAATTCTCCTGGAGTAAGCATCGCTGGAACAGTATCGGTTGATGACATTGGGCCACCCCTTGCAATGGGGCTGACTGAACCGCCACCAGCATAACCAATTAACCCTCCATTAGCGGCGAAAGCCATCCCAGCTGGAGCAGCACCAACCGCGCCGTTTATCGCCGAACCAGCACCTGGTGAAAAAAAGCTCGTCACCATCCCAAGTCCAGCTTTAAGTATGCCGCCGAGACCGCCGCCGCCACCGCCGCCGCCGCCACTAAACATTCCCATTAGACTTTGAAAAATACCCCCCATTTTATCTTTTAACGCACCAAAAATACCGCCCATCTTCTCTCCCAACGCACCAAAAATACCCCCCAGTTTGCCTTTCACAGTGGAGAAGACGTTAGTAAATTTAGTTTTTAAATTGGTGAAAAATCCATTTTCACCCGCAGTAGTTGGTTCGCCGTCCGCGCCAACTGGAACTTTCTCTCCACCTCCGACTTTAAATTGATTAAGGTCACGCTCACCCCCAGCTGTAGCACCAGCAGCTGATGGGGCTGCGGTCATAACTACATAAAGAGGATCTGTTTTTGTGCCGCAAGGCTTCTTACAGGCTGCGTCTTTAAGTGCTTCTGCGCCAGCCTCTGCGCCTGATTTTGCAGCTTCCGTTCCTCCTGAAACTCCATTTGCTGGCGTAGATGTGGATGAGGGAGATCCGATACCAAAAATATCTTTAATTCCACCACTGACTTTTTTCACGCCATCAAATAAACCCGTGGTAGCTTGAGCTGCTGCTTGTTGTAAAAACGCATCCCTCATGTAGCCTAAGAAATTTCTTCCAGCATCGGATAAAGCATCATCTAAATCTTTGGCCCCGCTTACAGCATCAATTAATGCTGTTCCTAAATTCTCTGAGAATTTTAATGGGACCTCTGTCCCTAGTTCGAGTTTAAAGTTGTCTACCTTATCTTTTAGAGATGCGAGACCAATATTTAAACCTTTTGTAAAATTGACGTTGTCCGCTTCATTTTTTATGTTTCTCACTGTTTCGAGGTTCACTTCCAACACATCTGATTGGTTTTCTAGCACAGACAATTGATCTTCCAGCGCTTTAATTTGCTCATTAGTTAATGACGTCTGTGTCAAGTTGGCGCTCGCTAGTTTTTGACTTATAACCTCCTTTTTGTCTTCAATATCTGCTTGTTGTTCACCGAATGATAATTCTTGCTTTTTAAGCTCCAGAGTCCTCAACTGTGCCGATGTCAGTATGGCGGAATTTGCTATCTGTTGGTCTAACAAACCATTAGCTTTAGCGTTTGCTAAATTTCTTATATTAGAATTAGCGGTTTGGGTTGATTGTAGGCTTACTAAAGTTGCGTTAAGTGCAACATCGCCTTTTAAAATATCAGAGTTCGTTTGTGCAATAAAAAGTTTATTTTCAACAACCTTTAAACCCTCTTGATTTATTGCTAGCAAAGCCTTAGCCTCGGAAGATATCTTTGAATTAAGATTGTTTTGCTTTAGAGTAAGCATGACTCCTTCTAAAATTAAATCATCCTTCTCTTTTAATAAATCATTCAGCTTAGCCTGGGAGGTAATTTGAGATATCTCGCTAGTATTTCTACCTTGTTTTTTTGCTACAACCCTATCAACCTCCACTTTGGTTTCTACGGTCTGTCTTTTTAACTGCTCTAGAGTTATGTTTCTTTGGGTTTTTAACCTTTCTTCTTCTGCAGCAAGTAGAGCTGCCGCCTCTACATTAGCTCTTTGATAACCCCCTATTTGGCTATCCAGTTCGACGGTTAATTGAGTAGCCAAACCAACTTCATCTTTTTTGAGGAGGTTTACAGCTTCTTGGATACCCTGTGTATCTGTCGCTGATTCTAAAGCTGCTTTGAATTTCGCCGCCAACTCCGCTTCAATCTGGTTTTGTTCGTCAAGACCTGTTATTGTGTCTAACACTGTATCTTTAACGTCGTTGAGATTTTTTTGTGTGTTATTTATAAAATCTGCCTGAGCCTTCAACTCGTCATTTTGAAGAGATAAAACTGTTTTAAGTGTTTGGTTTGTTGTTAGCGCTTGTCTAAATGTATTCGCTAATTGATCTGCTTGTTGGTTAGCTTCTGAATTCAGAAAAGATTCTTGAGCTGAAGATTTGATATCGTTAAAAAGATCACGGATAGAAAGAACCTTATCAGTTGCCGCATCATATGATCCCAGAACAGACGCATCTATCCCTATATCTAGAGCTATTTTTGCTTTATTAAGAACATCCAACCTTTCTTGGATGCGGCTTATTTCTTCTTGTGTTTCTCTAAGTCTCGTGTTAGCACTCTCCCCTACTGTCAACCCAGCATCGCTCCTTTGTTGAGTCAAATCTTTGCCAGTGAGGCGACCTGATTTACCTTTACCAAGAACCGCATTTAAAGAAGTCTCCCTTTCTTTAAGCCTTTCTAATTTAGTGCTGCCACGATCAATTTGTTTTTGCGCTGCTGCTTTTTGCTTTTGTTTTTCTTCTATATCGCCAGCTGCAGCGGCTTTTTCTAGGAATGTTGTATTTTTTGCTCTAGCAGCCGCCTCTCTTTCCGCAGCTTTAGCTGATTTACCAAAAGCACTAGTTATTAATCCAATACCACTTGTACCAGTAGCGACTTTAATCAAACCATTAAGAGCTGTAAAACCTAAAATCAAAGGTCCTATAACTGGCAAAAACCTAGAAAAACCTGCACCGACTTTAAATAAAGTTTTAAGAACACCTGCGCCTGCTGTTGATGTGGCTTTTTTAGAGAATACACCCGCCGCCAAATCTATGCCCCCTTTACCTACGCCTGTCGCAGCTGCTGCCTTGCCTGCACCAAACCCAGCCTTCAAAGCTTTTGCTCCACTTTTGAGTCTTCCGACACCCAAAAGACTGCTAGCTATTTTAGCAAATGCGGCTTTAGCGTCGCCACCAAGTAATCCAACTGTTTGTAGTGATATTAGTGCGGTAATAAATACCTGAGTAGCGTCAGCGGCATCAGATAGTCTTCTTGCAAAACCGCTAGATTCGTTTGTAATTGTACCAAACGCACTACTCAAACCATAAGAAACGGTTTGCAGCGCTAGTATTGTACCCAGCTGGTTTGTATTAGACTTATTAAGTTTATCTCCAGATTTAGCCACTCTTTCTAGGCTTTTTTCAGGACTATCGTTTGGTGAAGCAAAATTTGGTATAAAACCGCCAGCCGATCTACCGCTAGGGATTCTTCCTGTTGGTTCGTCTCTGGTGTTTGTGACGGCCAATCCTTGTGGGTTCCTTGAATTGCGAAGCTTGCCACTTTGGTTTATTCTTATTTGATTAACAGAAAGTCCTGCGGCTTTTTCTCTTGATATAGCATCCTCAAGAGCGGTAGTAACCGTCTTATTTAAAAATCCATCTCCAGCAAAATTAGGGATAAAACCCCTAGATGATCGTTTTGTAGGGCCAAATTCTTTTTTCTGGCCGCTTGCACTAAACACTCCTCCAGCCCGAACTTTTGCTGCTTTTATTTCTCCTGAAGCATCTTTTGATATTCTATTGCCGCCGCCACTAAACTTCTCTATTTTGTTGGCCATACTTTTATTGATATCTGGACTGATACCAATTTTAGCTTCTACAAATTTTTGATCTGTTAAAGATGGGAACAAGCCACTTAAATCTTCAATGGCTCTATCTCCTATAAAGTCAAACGTTGCTGTTTGCCCCCCATCAAATTCAGGAGACTTTAAAAGAGAACTTATAGCTGCCTCAAATATAACTCCAGCCAAAGAAGAAACGGACCCAGCATTACCCAATTTCGTTTTTGATTCAGGGGTTGGTTCGCCATTAGTCATAGTAAGAGCTTCCCTTGTGGCCAAATTTATCCCAAAATCTTTTACATCTTTTATAAGCTCATCTTGATTTTTTGATTTTAAATTGGTTTTTGAATAACCAAACACATCAAACTGGTATGACTGCCCACTTTTAGCAAGGGCGGTTTGCCTTGGACTTCCGCCTGGAATCGGCACAACCATAGCATATTTTGAATTATATATAGGAGGCTTTCCGTTGGACTTTTGTTGTTTTTTAGCAAAATTCGGGATAAAACCACCAGCAGCATTTATTTTTTTAGCACCAGAAGGTAGACCCATTGTTCTAACCATATTGCGATTAAAAATAGCATCCCCACCACCAGCATAATTTGGTACAAAATATTCGCTACTATTAGCTACCATCGTTCCCCGCTTACCGCCACCAAAAGCAAAATTTGGAATTGAAACGACTTTAGAGCTAGATGGCGCACCACCCACCCCGCGAGAAACATCACGAGATTCAGCACTCACATATCCATCAGCAGCTCTACCGCCTGGCTTTCTAACGCCAGATTCTCCACCTCTTAAACCAGCCCCAAATAGCGCTGGAGTAACCGTGGCGGCTACTTGTTGAACTCTTGCAAGTGATGCTGCTTGCTGATTATAAATTTTTAATAAAGCTAATTCTTGAGCAGCTTTATCTCCACTTAGAGATAAAACTCTTCTTTGTATATCTTCGTTTTGTAAAAGAGTTTGAAGAATAGATTTTTGTAAAATACTTTGTTGTTGAGCCGCTTTGTTTACCCCTAAAAGAGATTTCAAAGAAGTCACACCAAACTTCGTTAAATCAACAAATAATTTAACAAATATAGCTCCGACTAAAGCTAAACCAGGACCAGTTAATACAGCCCCGATGCCAGAAACTATACCTTTAGCGAATTTAGATCCAACAGAATCCCCTTGGAGTAAAGTTGAAATCTTTTCAATAGCACCCGAAACGGTTCTTAAGAGGTCTTTGGCTGCATCAGCAAAACCAATATCCCCCAATATAGAAGAAAATTCTTGAGCAGAGATTTTTACATTGTTAATTAAAGCTTCTAAAGTTACATTTAAAGCTTCATTTTTCGCATCTAAACTACCAACAGAGCCACCTATTACTTCTAAAACTTGAGTAAATTTGCTGCCTTCATTACCTAAATCTTCGAAAAGAGTAAGTAAATTTTCTATCTGTCTAGCTCCAGCTACTTTTTCTAAAATAGCAGAGCCTTCTAAACTTTTTACGCCACCCAACTCTTCGACTTTTTTCTTTAAGTCTTCCATTAGTGGTATAAACGGGCGGATCTTTTTTTCCGAATCTAAAACAGCTATACCTAATTCGTCGAAAGTTGATAAAACATCCGCTCTTTTGGTTCTAGTAAAAATGGTCTTGAAAGCATTACCAATAACAGCTCCACCTCTCTGAGTTCTTTCTTCAACAGTTGTTACGATAGCAAGTAACTCATTAAAAGAAACGCCAGCAGCTCTAGCTGAAGATGAAGATCTTTTCAAACCTTCTATCAAACTTTCGGTGGATGTAGCAAACTTGGTATCTACTTGAGAAAGTCTATCACCAATTTGGGCTACAGTTAAGCCAGAACCTTCAAAACCCTTAAACGCAGCGGTTATTCCAGAAACAGCTTTCTGAGAATCTATGCCAGCCACACGGACTAATTTTAAAGCGACAGAAACTCTTTCTAGTGATTGCTCAACACTTAAACCTTGACGAGCTAATTCTAGAGCGCCTTCAGCAACTTGATCAAAAGCTGTGCCAGTATTTTTAGCTACATCGAATATACCAGAACCAAATTGTTTGATTTGCTTCTCAGTGCCACCAAGAATAGTATTAATTTTTGCAAAAGTAGCCTCGACCTTGATCGTATTTGAGACGAGAGCGCCAAAAGCTTGAGATAATTTATTTATAACAGCAACAGAAGCACCGAAAGCTAGGACACGCGCATTTGACGCCTCTAACGACTTTCTAAATTCGTCAGCTTGGCCAGTTATTTTACCTAACGGTCTAGTTAATTTATTAAGTGACGCTGCTCCACCGCTAAAATCAACTTGCTTAGCCTTGGATTTGATGTTTGACAAAGCAGCATCAACCTTAGCGGTGATTACTGGATCAAATTCTATTCCTATTTTTTCCCTAGCCATATAATGGTTTTACACTTAATTTCCGTGTAGAGCCATCATTTCTTTCATATTCAGCGATCCGCCTTTTTTCTTTATTTCTTTCGATAAATCGACAACGGTTTCGCCATTTTTCTTTAATAATTCTATATCTTCTTTGTCTGCACCAAAATAAGTTGAGGCCCCCTCTCTGCCGCTATGATCAACTTTTCTAGAATCACCGTGTTGGTTTTCATAAAAACCAATTAAAAGATCTGGATCTTTGGCTACGTTTTCTGGAATTTTCTCTGAAGAGTTTTTAAAAATACTCAAAAAATACCTAGCATAAGATATCAACTTCAATTGGAAGTTGGTTAAATTTTTTAAGGGTTGGCCAAATACACCTATTACATCTTCGCAAAATGGAAGATATAAAGAAAAATGGCCGCTGAGTACCGCTTTTGAAATATTTTTATCTTGAAATTTTGAAAAGAAATCTTTCTGAAATACATACATCTGTATCTCTTTGGTTTGTTCGTTTATATAAAGACTATCAAATACTGGATTTTTATATTCTTTATCGTAAAACAACATGCTTTCGACTATTATTTTTTGTATAGCGTTGTTAACATATTTTTCACAGGTTAAGCCCAAAATACCAGACCGATCCGAGCGCATATTATTTATTAAAACATTTTTGTCTTCTATTTCTTTTACCATCTTTTTCTTTTGCGATGGCAACACAATTTGAGAATAAACATTATTTAAAGATTTAACCTCTGATTCATATTTTTTTATCAAATCCTCCTCTTCTTGAGTCCACATTTCTTGGTGTATGCTGTCAGCTAACGCTTCCTCCTCGGTTTGCAAACCCTTAGAAACAGCTTCCCCATGTAGAAGAGAGGTTTTTGATATAATATCCCTTTGCTCGTGTTGCAATAAATGCTTAAAGTATAAAGGACCAAAAGAACTATTGATTACAGAAACCCCCTGTAATATTTCAGATATTATATCTAAATCTAAATCACTATCCATCCTGCTTCAAAAACTTATCTATATCATCGCTGGTAGCATCTTGCGAGAAAAACCAGTAACCGATAATTTTAGATAACTTAATGACAGCGTCATAGTAAAACCCACCTTCTTCTTCATATTTAGCATAAAAATCCTCAAGCTTTTCTTCAAAATCAACACCACTAAAAAAAGATTCGTTTTCGTCGTCTTTATTAACCACCTTAGATAGATTAATAACATACCACAAAAGAGTTTCTCTCTCAGCTTTTGCGTCTGCTGTGTGCTGATAAACGGTTTGCAAAGATGTTTCTAGGTTGACCAAGTCTCTTCTGAGAGAATTAATCTTTAACTCTAACTTGTCTGCCTTATCTTTTTCTTTTGGGTCATCAAGAGCCTTAATCAACTGAAATTCGGTCTCCATATCATTTAACTTCTTCAAAGATTGAAGCAGCTCTTTAGATTCATCGTCTGATAAAGCCCCTCCATTATCTGCATATTTCTTCACAAGCATAGCTTTTGTGACAATGCCCATTTTAATAGCCTTGCTTAACTGTACAGAATAATATACTTCTGCATCATCAGCCATACGTCTGGTAGGTTTTTCTATAACAAATTTAACTGGCACTTTGACAGTTTTGTTTGAAATAACAGTCTCTTCTTCCCCGTTTTTATTTTTTCTCTTTTTTTCAATAGCCTGCTTTTCAGACTTTGTTTCCGTAAACTCGTAAATGCTTTTTTTTGACATAATTAATTTTTAAACCTAAATTCTACCGTTAGATTATCTAACTCACTATTATAATCTCGCAAAACAGAATTTCCAATGTCAAGAACTCTTTTTCTATAAATTTCATAATATTCATCATCAAAATAATCAGCCATTTCGATTAACGAATGGTTTTCTTTTGGCAAGCTGTCATAAAGCTTCTCAAAATTAATTTCGTGAACTGCTTGCATCTCCTCTAAAACTTGTAAAAAAGATTTAAACAGAAACCTAATATGATGACCTGATCGATCATTTAAAAACTCCTTTGCAATCATAATAATCCTTATCCCTACTACACATTACACTAAAATAGTGTAATAATAGATATGCCCACCTCTTTAATATCTGAATCGCAAAAAAATACAATTAAAGACATAATAGATGATATCCACGAAACATTCGCTAGAGATATTACTGTTTATGAAGAGGGGGAGAAAGTTTTAATAGCTTCTAGCTCTCAGTTTAACGGAATTTATGGCAGGACATCTGGCGGGGAGAGTACAACACAAAGAACAGTTATCTCCCACACAATAAATGCTAGAATAAAATATATTAATGCAGACAAAGATGTATTTAATACCTCCTCAGCATCTCAATTGGGTATTGAATATATAGATGGCTTGGTAAGAATTACTGTAGACCTTCCTGGCTTTACAATCTTAAAAGAAGCAAAACGCTGCGAGTTTGAGGGTAGAAAATATACAATAAGTAGCAAAGGAAACCCAACAGGCATCTTCGGGCCTCAGTATTATCATTTTTACCTATCCCCAATTGAAGAATAATGTCTCTTTCCACTAAAGTAAAATCAGAATTAATAAGGAAGGCTCCAGCAGCGGTTAAATTGAATGTTCAAAAAAGATTTCAAAAAGCGTTTCAAAAAATTAAAAATGAAATGATTGCGGATTTCATGAATCACCCAGTTACTCTTGAAATTAATGGCGGGACAGCGGCCCGAAATATAAGCGGCACACTTAATGGTATAACAAACCTTTTTTCGTTTATTGGTTTTGAGAAAGGCTCTGACCCAATAAGAGACATAGAGGACTTGCTATACGAAACTGATTTTGAATTTGTCAGAACTACAAACAACTCGATTGAGTTCGCCGTAAACATACCAGACGCTAAAGATATTTTTGATGTCACCCCTATGCCCTGGTCACCAGGTAGGAGTTGGGTCAAAGGGATTGAAACAGGAATTTCTGGACTGGGTTATTATTTAAAAACAGAAAGGGATACGAGTAGATCTGGGCTTGGTATTCAATCCGCAAAACAAGTTAGAAAAAAAGGTGTAAAGTTTAAAAATACAACTTATATTTCTCAATTTTTAAAAGAATATAGAAAAAAATTTAAAAACATAAAAATATGAAACCTCAATACCAGCACGAATTAATGACCAGTTTTTTGCTTTGGTTTGATAACCATTTGCTACAAAAAGGAGAGGCTTATTCTAATAAGACTGGTACATTATATAGTTTTGAAGATTCCAGGCTCCCTAGCTCCTATAAAGTTTTTGCAAGCCCATACAAACAGTGGGTATCTGATTCCTCTATAACTGGGGAAGTAAACCCAATCATTCCGACGTCTTTCGTGGGCTTAGACAGAACAGATGACTTGATTTTCGATTTTGAAAATGGTAGGGTTATAGAAACTGGCGGTAATTTAATTGGTAATGAAGTTTTAACTGGGGAATTTGCGGTTAAAGACTTTAACGTGTACTTTACCAACGAAACAGAAGAGGATTTAATTTTAGAAAATAAATTTGAGTTAAATAGCAGATATCAACAAACCCCAGAAGCCATTGATCCATATGATCAAGTGGTCCCAGCAATTTTCTTGAATTGCGAATACATGAGAAACGAAGGTTTTGCATTCGGTGGGGAAGATCTTACCAAGACGACAATAAGAGCGGTTGTTCTGGCTGAAAATTCTTATCAATTAGATGGTGTATTATCAATTTTCGCAGATTCATCTAGGAAAGCTATTGTAAAAATACCTTTTTCAATGTATCCCACAACAGAATACGGGGACATAAAAAACGATTACTATAATTACACGGGTTTAATTTCTTCTTATGATGGTAGTAATAAGTACTTCATCGACGATGTAACCGTATCAAAATTCTCAGAAAGAGCGCAAAATAATTCTCCAGGTGATGTCCAAGTTGGTTTCATAGACTTTGACGTCTCTACAGTTAGGATGCCTCGTTCTTAATTTCACACTTCACATTTCACATTTAAAACTTTTAACTGTAAACAATACTAAAATATCATGGCCAAAAATAGAGTTATTTATCAATCAGACGCGTTGTTCGCAAGCCAAACAGTAAATTCTACTGGCGCTGGCCAACACGCCCAACTTCGCAGAGTACAATCCGCGAATTATTCATTTAATATCAGCAGAACTGACATTAACCAATTCGGACAGCTTGCTAGACTTGAAGCTATTATCCTAGAGTCTCCGACCGTGTCTTTTGACACGTCTTATTATCTCGGAGATGGTTACAATGAGCAGGCTCTTGGTTTTGCCAATGATTCCGACTACAGTGTCGGTTTCATTTCTGGTCAAATTGCCTCAACAAGTGGTCAAAATTTCTATATTCTGACAGCTCCAGAAGGTTTTGACGCCAACTTTAACACGACAAATAATACTTATAATACTATAGGTATTGGTAATGCGTTCTTGACAGACTATAGTCTTGAAGCTTCTGTCGGAAGTATCCCAACCGTTAGCATCTCCTATGAAGGCACTAATATGAATGCTACTGCTAATGTCACTGGCGGTGCGCAAGGATTTAGCGGAATCGACGGAGTAGGCATTGACCCAGAAGATGGGTCGCGATTGGCTGAACAGATATTAGGTGTTGTCTTACCACCAGCATCTCAAGGTACTGGCACTAGTGGTGTTGTAGCTCCTTCAGCCTTGCGCCCAGGAGATATGGTATTATCTCTCGCTAACGCCGATGGCGACACAATAGTTGATTTGGCTAACGATGGTGGTTCCCACATTCAAAGTATCTCAATGTCGATTCCTCTAGGTAGAACCGCAATTGATAGACTTGGTAGCCGATTTGCTTTCGCTCGTGTTGTTGATTTCCCAATTACTCCTACCCTATCTGTTTCGGCTATTGTTTCAGAAACTCAAGACTTCACAATTAGCCAAATCATTGATACTGACGAATTTATTCCTTCTTTGGAATTCACGTTTAGAGACTTCGACTCATCCTCCACTCCGATGTCATCATTTAGAATGACCAATCTTAAGCTTGATAGTGAATCGATTAGTTCTAGCGTCGGCCCAAATAAGACTGTTGATCTATCGTTCTCCCTATCTGTTGGTGGACCAGATGATAATGTTAATAATATTTATCTATCTGGAAAAAACACCGTTAATCCGTTTGGCGCTTACAACTTCGTTGCACCAGCTCCTTAAGGTTAAAAAACAAACACTTATAATTAAAACAAAGCCCCCTCAAATCGAGGGGGTTTTTTATTGCACAAAAAAGCGTAACCCGTTTAAGGTTACGCTATCAGAGATAAACTCTGGGGTAAATTATTTATCTTTTACGAAGCTTCAATCCCACCAACTTGTCTTGGGCTAGATTGATATCCGTTGTAATTAGTAACTAAGTCTTGTAGCTCACTACGAGCATCCTGAGCGAGACTCTTGTATACTTTGGACACTTCGTTCTTATTAACAAATGTAATGGCGTTATCGCCGTCTCTGACGCTAAGAATGTTGCCATCTGTGTCATTAGCTATACCACGAACAGCATTTCGTGTTTGTTTGGTATAATAATGATTAAGATACATCTGCTTATAAATAGACTGCTCTTCTAGGTTAAACCCAGATATATTACCATTATCTCCAGAGAAATTCGTAAATAACAAATTATTTAATTGCCCCAAATTAGCATCGAGCCAACCAGAAACAGCTTCAATAGTTACGCCTGTTGAATCAAACTCAGTGACATATATGGAGGTTGCTAAGTCTTCTATTCGGCTCATGATGATTGTTTATGATATTCTTTGAGAAGCACTGAATATAATCTATTTTTATCAGAACTCGGCTCAAAACCTAATTGAGCTGCGGTTGATTGAAGATCTGACAAAGTTTTCCTTTTTAATAGTTTATGAAACTCTTTTAATGTTTCTGCGCCCTCGAAAGCTTCAGATAAAGCGCGCTTTTTTTCCTGATTGCTTGTGTTATTAACCCTTTTCTCCTTTTTCTTTTCTGTGGCAGGCTTTCTCTGTAGAGATTCTTGCTTACCGTTAATAAACGATAGATCGTCGAATTTTTTTGGTTTTTTATTGCTCATATAGTATATTACACTAAAAATTAACCACGCTTTAAATACTCCTGCCTTAATGCGGAGATTAACCTTGTTCTATCAAAACTAGGAGTAAAACCCAATTTCATCGCCATTTCCTGAAGCTCTGAAAGGGTTTTTCTTTTTACTTTTTCTTCAAAATCTTCAATAGAGTCAGAGGCTAGAACCTTAGCCTTAACATCTGTATGCGTACCAATAGATCCCCAATTACCACCTCTCCATTCATGAAATGCTTTAATTAAGGCTTCATCCTGGGTTTGCTGATCCGCAAAAACCCTTGTCGCTGTTTTTTCTGCAAGGGTGGCTTTTTGTACGTGGCTCATTGACTTTAGTTTTCTTTTAAAAACTTTAGGGTTACCAGTCCCAAATGGAGAAATAACATCAACGCCCATAAGCTTTTCCTTTTCTTCGATTTGGTCAATCTCATCCCTTTGTTTGCCATCTGCATATTTCAAGCTCTCCAAAACGCTGTCTTTTTGCATTTGTTCGTTACTAGGTTCGTCGTTTTCAACTGCGGTAGCGATATGCTTTTTAACTTTTTCCATGTATTCTTTTGTTTTTTGCTCGTCTACAGGGATAGCGTCGAGTAATTCATGATGCATCCGTCCTTCTTCATTAATTTGTTCTGATAGATCTTCCATAAGAATATATTAAATCAGAAACGAGCTATTTACACAAAAAAAAGCCGCCCCAAATGGGACGGCTTAGTTTTAAGTATTTAATCTGAATTAAACAGTCACACCAACAAGTGCGCGGTTGTCAAGAACAACACGACCTTCTTCAAGACCACCGAAGTAACCGATCTTGTTTTGGCGGATGCTGTACTGATCGTCAGCGATGAGGCTGAACTCTCCACCGTTTTCGCTGTCAACAGCTACAGGGCGGATAAGAGCCTCACGGCTACGGTCGATACCAACAACGATTTGTTGCGAAGCAGGATTGAAACCACCACCAGCGGCTGCGCCGTAGATAGCATTGAACTTCTGACCAGTACCAAACTCATTAAGCTCAATAACATTGATGCCATAGAACTCAGGAGCGCCAGCAGCACGGTATGCTTCTTCAGCAATAACGTTCGCAGTTTGAACTTCTTGTCCTGCTGCTGCGGTTGTGCCAGCAGCGTTCTTGGTGTTGATTGGATTGTAAGCAATTGCACGAAGCTCTTCAACGATTTCAGGAGAAACGATAATGTCAGTCATGCCACGGCCTTGACGAGCGTCAGGAGTACCACCAACAAAGGAAGTAACAATTCTCTTCGAGCGAGTCGAAAGAGCATTGAGGTCAGCCAAGGTGAAACGATCTGCTGTTTGAGCTGCGATAACGTGAGGAAGGGTATTTGTGTTTGCTTCAGCAAGAGCTTTCATGATAACGTTAGCAGAGATTGTGTTTTGCTTGAGAAGAATCTCTTGAGCAACACGAGTCATTGTCTTAGCGACAACGTCCATGCGGCTCTTAGCAGCATAACGGCGATCAAAGCTTACTGCGGAATCAAGGCTATAAGTAGCGATCTTGAGTTCAGCAGATGTTGGGAGAACTTCCGAAGTAGGAAGGCCACCAGCACGGCTTTGACTATATACTTGAACATAATCTTCGTCAGAAACATCGAAATACAGATCCAATGGAATCGAAGGATTGTCATCAGCATTATACTGAAGAGTGGTGAAGAGGTTAGACAATGCTGGAGCATTGTTGATAACTTCTGCGAGAACAGGGCCAATGAATTCGGCAAGAGCAGTTTGTGCTTCATAGGCTACATCGCGATTGCGAGAAGCCATTGCTTTTACGAGTTCGACTTGTTCGGGAGTGTTTTTTAAAGTAATTTTCATATTGTTAAATTCTTTTTTTTATTAACCCAGCTTGACGACTACATAGTCACCAGCGAATTGATCAGTGAGTCCGCCTTGAGAGACGCGTGAACCAGTTCCGAGAACCAGGCCGAGAGAAGAAGCAGATCCTGCAGCGACTCCTCCGATTGTTCCGTCGCCAGCAACTTCAAAGCCGCCACCGATAGTGAATGCTGCAGCGCCAGCTGCGACAGAGTTTGCGCTCAAGGTAAATACACCTTTAGTTGCAACAGGAACACTTTGCCCAGGAAGAATAGCTTGAAGCTCCTCTTTCTTGGTTGTGTTATAAATGAGTTTTTCTCCATTTTCATCAGTCTTAGCTGTTTGATTCAAAGTGAGTCCCAGAGGGAATTCACCAGAAGCAGCTGGGCTAACTTCAAGGGGATTAGTTGGGTACATGTCGCCGCCAACGAAAGGATAATCTGTCTTACCAAGATAAGAATCACTACCATAAGTGATGGTATCTTGGTCGAGATTTCCGTTTGTTACTTTAACAAAAACGCCATTGGAACCTGCGCCATCACCAGTGGTGGACTCAAGAACCGAAGCGGAGTTAAGAGCAAACATATTTACTACGTCATGCTCGTTATATTGTCTGAATGGGAGTAATCTTAATGCCATAATTTTTTTAGTTTAAATATTTTTTATCGAAGGATATTGTCGCGGCTAAACGCAGCAGCAAACTTTTCCTTTAAAGTTGTTTTTGAAGCTTGAGCTTCGTTATTGTTAGGGAGAACAGTGTCAGTAGCTTCTGCATTTTCAAGAGCTTGCTCAACATCAACTTCTTCAGCAACCACTTCTTCAGTGATTTCAGAGGCTTCTGCTGTAGTAAGACGCTTTTCAATTTCTGCTTCAACACGAGCTTTGATTTCATCTTCGATCTTCGCTTTAGCTTCTTTATTTTTAGAAGCCCAAAAAACAGCGAGTTCATCTTTGAAAGATGCGAAAGATTCTTCGGTATCATCGAGACCTTTAATCTTCTCAGCAATAAAAGAACTATCACTTTCTTCAAGATCGTAAATAGAATCGATTTCTTCCATACGTGCGTTGAAACGAGCAACAGCTTCTTCAGCTCTCTTCTCTGATTCAAAACCGTCAATGCGCTCTTGAGCTACCTTAAGTTCCTCTTTGATAGATTCTACAGAATTTTGAAGCTCTTCTCTCGCAGCAGCGATTTCAGCCTTCTCTTTTTCCGCAGCCTCAAGGGAAGCTTGGTACTCGTCATCTTTTTGTTTAATGGCTTCGGCAAAAGTCGAAGTCATGCCAGCGACTGCTTCTTCAGAAAATTTCTTTTCTGCGAGAGAGTCCTTTAATTCTGATAAGAGTGTTTCTAAGTCCATGATTTTAGTATTGTTTACAGTATTTTTTAAATTTTGTGAAATTTTGTCAGATATTTTTTGCAAATGCTTAGCCTGTCTTTGATTGGAGTTGGACATAGACTCTTCTTTTTCGCTTTCCTCGTCCTCTTCCATATTATTGTCTTTTTCATATTCGTTGCTAATAAGACCTTTTACATTTGCGGCTGGCTTCATAGTAAAACCAATACCAAGTGGATACACATTACCAGTAATCAAGCGATAAACTGGGCGACCATCTTCAGTCATTCCTTTACCACCGAAACTTCTTAGCATGCCCTTCATTTCGCTTACCTTTTCTGGATCGGAAATTATTTCGGCGTCCTTTAAATTCTTACTACCGATAGCAATGCTGTATTCACTAAACCCAATTTCCCAACTTGCAGAAATTGTATTGTACATGCTGTTTTTTGGGTTAGTGCTATTTTCAAGCATATCAAAAAACTCTCTATCAACGGTTTTGTAAACGACTGCTCCAAGAGCAATATTAAATGGGTCTTTTTCATTTTCGTCTACATTAATTAAAACAGTGCTATCTGAATAATCGCTGAATCCAGCATTGACAATATGCCCCACAACTTTCTTCTTGTTGTGTTCTATATTGGTTGGCTTATGAATGAATTGTTGTACAGATTCGATTGCGGTTTTGGTGTCGATGCCGTCTCCATTTTTATTAAACTCGTTCACAACAGCAGCATTAAACGCCACACCCATTAAGTCTATATTTTTTTCTAAATCTACAGAAGTGGGTATTAAAGATCTTAAATTTTCAATATTAGCTTTGCTTACATTGATGCCAGCTATATTTTCGCAGGCTTTAATCTCAAATTCAAAAGTTGTGGTATACTTATGCATCCTTTTTCATTTTTTCAAGAATTGCTTTTTGTAAAGCTGCAGGGAGTTGTTTTTGTTTTTCTGTTAATCCACCCTCACCGACTTCATTCATCATAGCTCTCATTTTGTCGTACTGCATTGAGCAGGCTGCGTAGGTTTCTTTGTCTCCCATTTCTGCCGTATCAATCAGAGCTTTATCATCCATAGCACAAACACTCATGTATGATTTGTACATAGCTTCTTCTTTTTCGCTATATTTTTTAGCAATCGAGATTTCTATATCTCCGTTAGAGCGTTTTATATCCGCTACGAGTGGGTTTTTAATTTTTTTCATTTTGAATGGTGTAAAATTGCTGAAGGGTAAATCTCTAATCTGTGTGCTTCTGAAATACTAAGAACACCTTCCAGTGAGCCTAGTTTTTCGATTTCACTAAAATCGTTTACACAAGAAGTAACGGTTTCTGTCCAATTTTCTTTTTCTGATGCGCAGATAACAGATTCACATAATTGGCTTATCATTTTTTCTTGGTTTTCGTCGAGAGACTCTATGTTTAGTTTTTCTAGCATTTTTTCTTTAGCTATAGAATTCAATGCCTCTATTTCGTAAATAGTGCCTTGAATATTTTCTCTAGAAAATTGATCCTTAGAACCTTCTGGGCGACCAGACATACCTTTTGTTGGTTTGTTGGTTTTTTCTGGTTCTTCTTCGCCAGTTTCTGGGTCAATCATAGGAACTCCACCAACTATTGGGTTGAAATAACCCTTCTCTCTTTGTTCTACAAATTTTTCTTGAGCTTTTTCTAGGTTTTCTGCCAAAGGAAATTTTCCAGTTTGAAAAAGTTCCATTCCTTGCTCTGCGGTAATAAGACCAAGCTCCATAAGTCTTGTAGCGACTCTCATCAATTGAGTTTCGTCGCGTAAATCAATATCTTTAAACTTAACAGTCGGGTAGGATCTAAAACCCAAGTCCAAAGCAATTCTGCGAATTTCTGGCTGCAAAAAGTCTTGGATAAATGCCTCACGAGCCTCCTTGAGTCTATCCAAAAAGACACGAGTCTTCATTTCAGCGCCATTATACTTATCGTCATTCAGTGCTATATTCTGTAGACCGTCTTTGATGTCCTGGTTAATAACTTCATACTTACCAGGACCGACTACTTTATTGATATCTGGAATAACAAAATCTGCTTTTGTCGTGTAGTCAGAAACTAGAACACGGCCAACAGATTCGTTTTGGAAAAGGGTTTGCATAGCCTTTACATTGTTGGGATTAATACCTCCTTTGTCTGGCTCCGCTCCCATTGTGATCATAAGAATTACGTTCTCAACTGTCCTCATGATAGCTTGGTCCATCTTCTTCATTTCCATCTTCGCATTAATGTCTTCAAGAACTGGGTAACCGAACGGGATAGCGAATGGCTCGTAATCTTGTTTTTTATAAAAACTATACGACATTTTTTCGTTTTTTAAATTTATTTGAAGTCCGTCTTTAAAATAAGCACCGTCCTTGATTTGTTTTTTAACTTCTGGGTCCAAGGCGTCAAACACAGCCTTATCATAATCGTTTTTAGGACTAGCTAATCTTTCTATGTCGAACTCAGAAAGTATTTTTGCGTAACCTCCATCTTTTGTGTTAAATACAGTGCTACGTTTAGCTACTATTTCAAAAGGATTTAAAACAACATATTTCAATGGAAACTTATTCAAAGAAGGTCCATCCGAAACCGTTTGGGAAAACTTTTTATAATCTTCTATACTGAATTTGCCGTCTACTCTGTATAGGAAAATATTTCCACTTCTATAATACTCTCTAAAGTACTGATCTTTAAGATCCCAAATTTTAATCCTATCAAGAAGCTTTTCGAAAAATTTTCTAGAAGTTGAATTGCCGCCCTCTAAATAAAGTTCTGCATTAGCAAACTCTGACATCATGTCTATAGTATTTCTAAAAATAGGCACATTAGCGTAAGCCTTTTGGCAAAGTTCGATAGCGTCTCTTACATTGACCCCATCAGAAGCCATTTCATAAGGCAACATTCCAGCTCTAATTTGACTAAACTTGTTAATAGGGGCCGTAACAGAAGATCTATTTATTCTTGTGCTTGTGGAAGACGATGAGAGGTTACTCACAGAACCAGATCGACTGTACGACCCCTGGGAAACATGATATGCCGCGCCTGCTGTCATAGGTTCGATAACTTCTTGAGGTTTTTGAGCTTCTGGGGCAACCCTTTTAAAATTATTCCAATACTCGGACTTTTTTGTGTATTTTCTTTTAGGCATAATGTATTATAAGTTACTTTACACAATTTAAAAGTTACTTTTTTAACTTTTTTAAATAAACATAGGCGTAAAGCCTTGATTACTTTCTTCTGGTACATCCATCATGTCATAATAAATATTCATTCCCCAGTTGCCCAGTACCAGAGCGGAATAGGAATCCTTTCTTGGCCTATCCACTCCCTTCTGTCTTTTTAGGTTGCTGGGTAAATCAAAACTTTGAGTACCACCATTAGAACTAGAAACTTGAATCAAAGCACATTCAGCCTTTGTTAAATCAATTATGTCTTTCTGGTGTTCTATAAATTCAATCATTTTTGCGCCAGCATTCTTTTCGTCTTCGTATTTAGAAAATTTTAAATCTTTTATTGGTATTTTTTTAGCTCTCTGCATCGAATAATTGTCATCCATAGCTGTCGCTGCAAAATAAAGTCTTTTTCTGTCAAAAGCAGTCTGCAACATTTCGTTACCATTTCTAATCCAAACAGAAGTTGGTTTCCGTAAGTAACAGATAGTTTTATTTGAGACGTTGTAACCCCTCCTCGCTTCTTTTAGATCTTTTACATAATCATGTGGGTTATCTAAACCAGCATCGAACATACCTATTTCTAGTTTATCTTTCTTAAATAAATCACTTTCGTTGCAAGAGTTCATAAATTGAACACCACCATTGTAGTCACCCACAACCATAATTACGTTAAAATGGTCAATAATATACTTAAAGTAAGTCATGTGCTTTTTTAGGTTTGTGCCAGGTAGAGCATAACTATGCACAACAACACCTTTTTTTTCTTCTGGTATTAACTTAATAACCTGCATAGCAAAATCATCAGAAGCTTCAGATTCGGACCATGATGGGTCAAATGCTAGTATGTATTCAGCGCCCGCTTCCCCTGCAACCTCAACCGCTGGTGATTCCCCATCTTCAATAGTACATTCAGCCATCTTGCTTATCTTGAAATAACCAGCGCTGTCATCCGTGAATTGAGCATTAAATTCTCGATCAATTTGAGATTGACTCATAGTACCTCTTGCTTGGCTTATAAGATTTTCATCATATAAAGCTTTGGGAGCGCAATCATAGCTAAACTGCATAATACATCTTCTGCCTTGGTTTTTAGCACCAGGATTAAAGATCATATTTTCATAAGCCTGATACATTTTATATAAATATTCAAACTTGTAAGATGCTGACGAAAGACCTATCATTTTATTAGAAGGCCACTCTGTACGCTCTTCCTCTGTCATTTTACCAGCGGCAATCATAGCGTCTTCTGCGTCGCTAATTTTTTGTCTTTCTTGTGGGTTTTCTACAACAGCCAAGAAAGGCATAATGACTTCATTCAAAACCTTTTCTGGCATAAGCAAAAGTTCGTCTACAATAATTCTTTGAAAACGGAAACCACGAAGTTTTTCACCATCTCCAAGTGGTAAAGCTGTAATTCTGCTTTTGCCTATCTGCATAGACCACTCATCATTTGATTTACTAACCTTACCAATACACTGCCTAAATAATTCTGCTTTTTTGTCCAAAGATATATCTTCAATCTTGCGAAAAATCATTTTTGATTGCCGAAAAGACTTTGAAATAATACCTATGTGAACTCCTTGGTTTAGCATGGCGTCCAGTAAAGCGAAAATGCCCGTAGAGAAGGACTTAGACATACCTCGGGACCATACTCCCAAAAAGTAATCATTCTCCATCATAGCCTTTACAGCCATATGTTGAAAAGGGAATAATTCAACCCCAGTCAACAACTCTGTTGTGAATGTGACATTGTCTCTTAAGAATTTATACAAATAATACTTGGCTTTGTTATCTTCGAGGTAGCCATCAAGATCTAAAATCTTTTTGTTGATATCTTCCCTATCTAATGGCTTTTGATTTCCTGTATCCCAACTCATATTTGCTCCTTATCTAAAAAATATTGTACATCTACATCCCAAAGTTTGTCGCCTAAATATAAAAGCTTCGGAATAATTTCTTCGCTATGTATTCTGTTGTCAGTAAAAATAAATTGACAATTACCAGCGAACTCGTGTTGTATTGAAATCATGTTAGAGAATACCCAACTCAGTTTTGGCGCTCTTCTACCTTTTGTAAAAATAGCTTCCTTTTCAATTGTTTTTATTGGTTTTTCTATAACTATATACATATAACTATCAAGCTCTACGCATCTTTTCATTTCTTTTCTAAATCTATCAACCTGCCCCCCAAAGGTAGATAAAAAATCGCCAGAACTCTTTCTATCTACGAATGTATTAGAAAAATCCTTACCACCTAATGTATAATCTCCAAAATCTAATTTTAAAATTTGGGATTTGGGAAATTCTAATGGCTGCTGCTCTCTAGTATCGATTAATACTTCGACATCAATATCTTCCTTAAACTCTTTAGGCATGCCTTTATAAAATATTGGCTCAACTCCCATCACGTCACAAGCTTTTGTATATGTACCAAAATGCTCCTTAAAAACATCCAGGTCTGGTAATTGTCTTTTTAAAAGCTCAAGATGGAACGGAGCATTTTTATAATTCTTTTGTTTGATTCTCCTTTTGGCTAATTCAATTATATATTCTTTAACTTCTTTAGGATCGGATTTTTTGCACCAAGCAACTAATTGAGATCTATTAATAAAATCATTCTCAAAATACTCCTCCTTCTTCTTGAACGGTAGAGGGTTACCATTAAGTTTGTTGAAACGCGGGTAGTGTTTTACATAATAATCTGCCACATAAATTTTATGAGCTTTAAGGTGACCATGTAGGGATTTTTCAGAAGTAAATTCTGATCCGCATTCCTTGCATTTATAAGACATCTTCGATACCAATTCCCAAAACTCTAGCTTTCCACGCAGACATCCCCTCTAGACGTTTGGCTTCCTTTTTGATTACTTGTTTTTGCATTTCGGCTATCTTGACCATATTTTTTCTTTCCTCTTCTTCTTGAAATAATTGGACAATAGATAGAAATGATGCTGTGTCCTTTTGTTGGTTTGCTAAACGCGTACCACGGTCACCCTGGAGCTTCTTTGTTAGATTTTCGATACGAGTCTCGCATTGATGATATTCGGAACTTTTGGCTTTGATAATTTCCGCTAAACGGACAGTCATTTCATCTTGGTGACCAGCATCCTCAAACATCTCGTTTAATTTTTGCAAATGACCAGTAATTAACTCTAAGTTAATAATTTCCTTGCCCACATTCATATATAAATTAAGTTCGTCAGCAGTTAGGTCTGGCTTGTCCCAAGTAAGTCGTATAAATTCTTGCTCGAATAACTCTTTGTCTCTGGGGCTGATATAATTATTAACAATAGCGACAAATCTAGAGTTACTAAGATTTATCCGCAGTTTATCACAACAAGTGCGTGCTGCCCTAGATAGCTTTCCCTCTTCCAACCCGACACCAGTTGAGTCATTAATCTTTTTAATTAATCTGGAGATGGCTTGTGGTGCAATATAGTTTCCAGAGGAATCTTGGCCTTTTTCTTTTTCTTCTTCTCTTTCTTGGTTAACCAACTCATTAATAACACGCCACTCCTTAGAAAGTCTTTTTACTGGTTCTTTAAAAACAATATCAGCGATCTCTGATGTGTTCATCCCATCTCTTTTAAACTCTTCTATTTCAGATAACTGTTCTTTGGTGAGGGTTATATCGCTCGCCTTATCATGTTTTGTGGTTTTGGTTTTATAACCATTTTTGGCTAGAAATTTCGTGACAGTTCTGCCTTCCTTGGAGCGTCCGTCAAGATTTTCGTCTGCAAAAACGGTTCTAGTAATGTTTATAATATTAGGGTCAGTTTTAAAACTTTCTAAAATTAAGTTTTTTTGATCTTCGGACAATTGAATCATAAAATATCCTTTTCTTTTATTATTTCTCTAGCTTTTTCCTGAAAAATTTTCTTAAGATTTTTGATTTGTTTATACCCAGCAGAGCGTTTTCGTTCATTTGTTTTAAAACCTAGATATTTAGCCACATCCTCTTCGCTATTGTTATTAATAAACAACATCTTAAAAGCGTTAAAATGTCTAACGCTTAAATGCGGTCTCATTTCGTTGGCGAGTTTTGTTGCAGCTTTCTCTAAGTCTAAAAAATTATCTTGATGCTCTCCCACCTCATAAATATGATTTTCCATTGTGACTGCTAATTTTATATCGTATGCCGCTTTCTTTTTTTTAGACCACGCTTTATACTCTTCACAAGAGCTGTCTTGAATGCCGCTTTTATTTTGGGCGCAACCATCTCCACCATTATTAAACTTGCACCTCAAGCACGGTCTAACAAAATTTCCATAATAGTTTCTTAGTAAGTTTTTAAATTGATTAGAGACGACCCTATTCAACCAAGGTTCAACAGGTTTAGATTGATCCCACAGATGCCATTTTTTATATATGTGAGTCATGATGATCTGTTTAATATCATCATAATCTATATAAGCTACAGCATCTAAATCCCACTTTGATCTTTTTCTTTCTAACGCTTCTTCGATTTCTTTAATTTTTTCTCCAAAAGAATACATTATAGATCATTTATGTCTCTAACTGTTTTTTGTCGCCTCTTGGGGCTTTGATTTCCCCCGATAGAGCCTATGGTTTGCTGAAAGCTTGCCCCAAAATCTTCAATCTCATATTCTAGCTTAGAGATATTGGGGATAAAATTAGCGTCAGTATAACCATCTGCATCTTCCACAGATTTTGCTACCACACTTTTGGTAGTGGTTTCGGTCTTAGCTTTTTTTTCCCCCGATATCGCAGTGCCGCAACTCGGACAAAAATTGGGAGGGGTGAATTTATATTCTAGTTTAGTTCCACAATCAAAACAAAATTTAGTCATACTCCATTATAAAGTAAAACATAATTTTTTAAATTTTAATTTTTTTCTAACTTAGAAACAATAAATTTAAGTATTTCACTTCTCTTGATATCCTCTACCCCAAATCTTGTACAATGAATTCCATTATCCTTAGATTCTTGATCGTCAAAAGCATCAAAGATACTAGAAAATCCACTATTGCGGATATCACTTTGCATCATATCGCCACAAATAATAATCTTAGAATCTTCGCCTATTCTTGTTAGGACAGTCATAAGCTCATTATAACAAAAATTCTGAGCCTCGTCTATAATAACTATTGTGTCGTTCCAATTAGAACCTCTGACAAAATTAACAGGCATACATTGAAAAAGATTTTTTTCTTTAAGTATTTTGATTTCCGAAGGCTGGACCATTTCTTCGAGTTTGTCGTAAAATGGGCTAGCGAACACACCGAACTTCTCATCAATAGATCCAGGGAGCGACCCAAGGCTCTTTTGAGAGCTTTCAGCTATACTTCTGATGTACAGAATATCTTTTTCAAGGTCTGCGTCCATCATCATCTGCAAGGCTGAATACACAGCCATGTAGGTTTTTGCGGTTCCAGCAGGTCCAGCCAAAAACATTAATTTTGTTTCTGGGTCTAAAGCTGTTTTTAAAAAATCAACCTGGTTTTGAGTAAATTTAAATTTACGTTCCTTGAATCTAATCTTGTGACTCAATTGTTTGAATTCTAGTTTCGACATTCATATAATATTACACTTTTACTCTATCCTAAGTACTGCCCAAGAGTGAATTCTAATATAAAGATCCGAAAACCCATTATAGAAAAATATAGAATCAGGTTGGCTACTATCCATGAAAGCCTCCGTTAGCACCCTGTTCGGTTCGCTGTCAAGCGCAAAGTCTACATTATAAAGACGGAGATCTTCCTGTCTGTCACTGGGATCCCCCATTCGGAGCGATTCTTTACTTATGTCCTTGCCATTAATGATGTTTCTTAAGTTTTCCGTGCTGGCGTCGGAAATTCTGCAACCAGCAGCGTATTGATGGTTTCTGCGGGGTCTATTAGCTATTGGTTCAAATGGTGGCGATTCGTAAAAAAACGGATTTACTCGATAACCTGGACGATTGGCTCCAAGAACATTCAGGTCCGCTCTGGTAATTTCTAAGCCCCAAAATGACGCATAATCTCCTGACGCGTTGGGGTCTATACCCGAGCCTGAAGCTTCGTAGTAAGGGTTCGCTAATCCGTATGTTCTTGGGGCAATATAGCCAGCAGTTGTGGTGATTGTAGGAATCGCATCCGCTTGTCTGCCTCTGGCACTCAAAATTTCTTCGCTACCTGTTACCCACACTAATTTATGTTTACCATTAACACCGACATCATCTGGTTCAATGAAATTTGAGTTTGGAATTGGTTGAGTTGAATATAGTTTGTTTAAATAACGTTGGGCGTCGACCCCCGTACTATTGCTAAAATCTATAGCGTTACCCTGCCATCCGATGAATCCAGAACAATCGGGATCAAAAGGTAAACTCTTAACATCGTTGTCTCTCATAATCCCAAAAAAAGAATTAGAAACATTTGTGATACCACCAGCGTCGTATCTCATAACACCAGTCCCGTTTGTTGTGTCTGTTATCGGTGTATTGTACTTAGCGTCAGAACTTGAGCTTAGCCCTGTTGTGCTGGTAAAACTCCAGATTGCGGCTAATCTAATTTTAGTCCAATCCTTACCAAAAGAAAATGGAACCTGGTAAGCTGTATAAGGTTCTAAAACTAAACATTTTTCGCCCGTACCTTGATATAATGTATCCTCTATTTGTTTATTATAAATAATCCCTGCCATATGAATTATTACACTTTATTTGATTGATATGACCACCCAAGAGTGAATTCTTATATTAATATCGTCAAACCCATTATATAAAAACAAAGAATTTGGCAGATTGTTTTGGTTAAATTCAGAATTAACTGCTGGATTATAAATTGGGGCCGCTGGGTTATCAAGGTTTATTTTATTTTCAACCGCGGTTGGAGTCTCGTTTTTGAGAAAGCCTCCATAAACTATTTTTTTTATGTTTTCTTTACTTAAATTATTTATTTTACAATTCGGGTTATACTGATCGTTTAAAACAGTAACACCGTCTTCCAAAAAAAGACTTGAATCATTATAGTATAAAGGCAGGACCTCATACGAGTGTTTGTTGGAGCGGTTTACAACATTTACTTCGATGCCCCAAAATGACGCAAAATTTTCTTCTCCCTCTGGACTAATGCCAGAAGGGTTAGGGTTTTTTAATCCATATATCCTTGGAGCAATCGAGCCTACAGAACCGTTGGCGGTATACACAGCCTGACTATCTACTACCGATTCGCGACCAGTAGACCAAATAAAATTACTTGGGTTAATATTTATGCCACTATAATTCAAATCACTTGATATGCCAGTGTCTCCTAATTTATTAAGGACCCCAGAAGTGTCATTTGTTACGTTAGACAAATACAATACATTACCCCTCCATCCTACGAAATCACTAAAATTACCGCGCGCGACAGGCTGTTTTTTAGATATTCCAAAAAAAGAATATTCCTTTAACACAGCGTGATCATCAAACTCTTCTCGTGGGTTAATTTGTACTACTCCAGTGCTATCTGTATAGTCTGAAATCGGCGTATTATATTGGCCGTCGGCATCCACCGAATCGCCTGTTGTAGAGGTCCAACTCCAAATAACACCCAACCTCATTCTATCCCAGGTCGCAAACGGAAACGGGACCTGATAAGCTTTTTTAGGTTCTAGTATGAAACATTTATCACCCGTGCCTTGGTCGAATGTTTCTTCTGTTTTTTTATCATAAATTATCGCTGGCATTTTTTAATCTATTTTTAAAACCGTCCAAGAATGTATCCTTACGTTAAGGTCTAAAAACCCATTGTAAAAAAATACAGAATTAGGTAAGTTGGCACTTTTAAATTCATCAGCGGAGCCTGAGTAGGGTATACTCAGATTAGGTGTCCTTTGTTTATCTGCACGGTTGTATACAAATTTTGATAAAGATTTGCCATTCACAATGTCTCTTAAATTTTCTTTGCTTGGATTTGTAATCCTGCTATCGGGAGAATATTGCCAATTAACTGTCCCGCTTGAGTTATTACCATTAAAATCATTATAATAATAAGGTTGCACTTTATATTCATCTTTAGAATAGATGCCGTTTTCAAAACGCTTATATTTGTATTCCAAGCCCCAAAATGATGCATAATTTCCTGACGCGCTCGGGTCTATGCCCGAGCCTGAAGCTTCGTAGAAAGGGTTCGCTAATCCGTATGTTCTTGGGGCTATAGGCTGTATTGTGCCATTATTACCAGGGAACCAACCAACAGCGCCTGCCCGCTCTGCCCAATCTGTTATTAATGTTGAACCGCTCCTCGTCCAAACAAGTGGGGATTGGTAGGATGTGCCGTTGTTGGCTTGTAAGCAGTTCGCTTTATCTCTACCGTAACGACTATCTTCACCAAAGTAATCCTCAGCTCTGTTTGAAAAATCTATTCTATTACCTTTCCAACCTACGAATCCAGGACATTCAGAATTCATAGGTAGTCGGTTGTTTCCACTATCCCTCATAATACCAAACCAAGAACTTGAAAAATCAGAAGCTCCCCCAGAGTCATACCTCACAATGCCAGTACCACTTAATGTATAGTCTGAAATCGGTGTATTGTAAAGAGTGTCGTCGCTTGCATTCCCTCCAGTGGTCGAAGTCCAACTCCAGATTACACCCAGTCTCATTGTATTCCAATCTGAGCCAAAATTAAACGGCACTTGGTAAGCGGTACGTGGACCTAATATAAAAGACTTATCACCAGTCCCTTGATCTGATGTATTGATGATTTTCTTATTGTAAATAATATTTTCCATTATGAAATTCTAATTGCAATCCAGGAGTGTATTCTGACATTTAAATCTGCAAATCCATTATAAAAATACACAGAATCTGGTTGATGGTTAACTCTGAACGGGTTATTCGGATCATTTATATCGTATTTACCAAACGGGTAGGTTGAGAAATCTGTTGTATCTACGCGGTAGTTATCATCATCCCGCAAGATTGACACGAGATTACTCCTGTAAGTGGGGCGGCTTTGTACCCCAGCACCGTTAATTATATTTGTTAATTGTTCTACGCTGGGATTTGATATCCTACACCCACTGGCGTATTGGAAATTACCCCCATCTGGGACGCCTGAAATTGGGGTCCAGTCGCCTCTACCGTAAGGTTCGAAAGTAGTATAATTTAAAGCTTCATTCTTATACAGGGGTTTAACTTCAAATTCGTTATACCTGTTTTCATATGGTGGGTGAACGCTCCTCTTTACATCCAAACCCCAAAATGACGCAAAATTTTCTTCACCTTCTGGACTAATTCCAGAAGGATTTGGGTTTTTCTCTGCATATATTCTAGGAGCTATATTTGCTTTGTCATTGAAGCTGGATCTTGCGTGGGCGCCTACATAATCCATCCTGCTAACACTATTCCATTTGTTGCCCTTGATCCAATGAAGCTCTGGTCTAACTCTTCGTACGCCATAGGAGTCGTATTCTTTAACGCCTAAAGTATTACTGTTGTGTATATCATAAACGCCCGAACCCGTGGACATTTCAACCATATGACCCTTCCAACCTAAAAAACCAGACCGCTCCACATTACCTGGGACAGTTGAAGTTTGCCCACTTTTAGAAATTCCAAAAAAACAATTTGTTTCTGGTATAATACCCCCATAATCAAATTCCATTGTATCGGAAGCATTTCCTGAATGAGTAACTGGCGTATTATATCTAGTGTCGTCGCTTGTGTCCTCTCCAGTGGTCGAAGTCCAACTCCAGATTACACCCAATCTTATTTGATTCCAGTCTCTACCCCATGTAAACGGAGCTTCGTAAGAAGTATAGGGTTCTAATACTAAACACTTATCCCCAGTCCCTTGTTCTACTGTATCACTTATTTTTTTATCGTAAACGACCCCATCCATAATTTATGTTACACTTTTATTTTACTTTTACGACTGCGTGAGAATGTATTCTCATATTCAAACCAGTGAACGAATTATAAAAAAACAAAGCATTTGGCGTATAAGTTTCATTAAGAAGATCAAGATCCTCCTGACTGCGAGAATATGACTGGAACGGGGTTCTGTCTGAAGATCTATATCTTGGGATTGGGTAAAGCCCAGACTGCAAACCATTACCATCAAGAATATTAAGTAAAGAGTTTGAACCACAATCAGTTATCTTACAACCGCTCGAATATTGATGATTCCCACCGCCATTTTCAAAGCTTTCAAATAACGGGTTATAATAAAAAGGGACAGCACTATACTGCCATTTTCCGCTAGGACTTAACCCGTTAACAACTTTTTTTTCAATTTGCAAGCCCCAAAAAGAAGCAAAATTCCCAGATTTACTGGGGTCTATGCCCGAAGGGTTTGTATTGTTTAGTCCATATATTTTAGGGCCAATACCATTATTCGAATAAAGGCCGTAAACCTGTGGGCTAGTCAAAGCACTGCTGTCTTGTATTTGTGTGCGCAAGGTAACACGGGTTCTTTCTATGAATTCTAATCTAGCGTCTCCAAGACCCCCACCAGCTAAATGGTTGCCTTTCCGCAAAACTTCAGCATCCGTTTCGTTACTTGAAAAATTCATTTGATACCCTCTGTAACCTATAAAAAGAGAAGTTCCATTGTGGTTCGGAAAAGTGTTTAAACCATTATTCTGGATAACCCCATACCACGAGTTGTTTCTAGGTTGATCGAGATTCTCATTAGCATTTTCGAATGTCACCGTCCCCTGCCCATTTGTCGGATCTGTAATTGGTGTGTTGTATAAAGTATCATCGTTTGTATTTAGCCCAGTTGTTGAGCTGCAGCTCCAAATCACGCCTAGCCTTATAACTTCCCAGTCATTGCCGAAAGAAAAAGGAGCTTGGTATGAAGTACGAGGTCCGAGAATCAGGCAATTATCTCCAGTCTGTTGTTGTGGGGTTTCTTTTGTTTTTTTGTTGTATATTGTTCCGTTCATTTTTTTATCTATTTATTATTGCTACTAACACACCTCCCTCAAAGGTTTGCATATCCGAGCTGTTTGTTGATTCAAAACTTGATGTTTCTATAGGGGTTTCAAAATCTACTATAGTAATATTAAGGCTGTTACTAACCACAACAGGTAAACCCACCTCAAAATCGATAGATGATATTTTGCTGTCTAGGTCGGGTTTTTTATAATAGGTTACAAAAGAACCGCTTTCGTAATCTGTTTTTGTCTCGTAAAAATCTGCATCTAGATCTTTTAAGAAATTCAACCCTGGTTCTTCATAATCTTCTTCGTAAAAATAAACGTTGTCTTTTTGGGCATAAAAATTTCTAACTCCAGGTATTATATTATTGTATTTAATATCCATAAGCCCAGTGTCAAAGCTTTCAAAATCCTCAAAACAGACACCAGTTGGTTTCGAAAAAAATATGTCATAAAATGTTCTTAGATACTGTACAGTGAGACCTGAGATATCCCCCGTATCCTTTAACACAAATTCTTTTGGTGTTTCTGTGTGATTATATTTAATTTCTGGGTAATCGGTACTATAGAGAACAGCGTCTTTGATAATTGGGTTCCCCGTTGGTATGTTTGCAGAATAACCTTCGTAACTTAAAGAAAATTTATTCGAGCTTCCTGCGGATGAACCTATATTTTGAGATTTTAGTCCAGCGCTTGGCATTTGAATTTCATCAAAATAAGCCCTTTCGGGTTCAAAACTTATTCTGCGCGTTGAGCCTTTAGATCTGTCGTAATTATACTGAAGCTCTGTTAAATTTTCAAACAAAACCCTGTCATAAAGGGATAAACTTACGTCTCTCGAAAACTGGTTGTCCGAGAGTACATATCCAGAAAAATTCTTATATTCTTGACCCATCATTTTTAACCCTGCGGAGAGTTTATGTTTAATGGGTGTTATTATTTTTACGTTTGAGTAATTTTTATCACTCAACTCACTTTTATAACCTAATTCAAAATTAACAGAGTATTTAAAAGTCTCAATTGGAGAATTAAAATCATCCAAAACTATATCCTGATTTATGGATTCCACTAATTCTGGCTTAAAATATTCCTTAACGGAATTTTTTCTTAACTCGGTCGTTGGTGTTAGGTCTCCAAATATCTCCAAATTAAAAGATGTTTTACAGGACTTTCCTACCCCACCATTAATGGAATATTCTGTGATTACCGCGTTGTCAAAATTTATAGCATTTTCTCCATAAATAAACTGCCCCGATAAATTAGTAAACCCAGTAAGGTCTTGAATTAAATCAGGCCCCAAATAATTTGAAGATATTTCACAGCTTGCGGTGTTTGGTTTCCTAGATTTTCTATATAAACCAGCGTTATCCAATAAAAGACCAACTTCTTCTTCTACCGAATTTTTAAAGGACACATTGGTAACCCCAGTTAGCAAGTAGTCTTCTAAAATTATATAACTTTCCTCTGAACCGTTTACCATATTATGGTTTACACTTAGGCATCAAAGGAATAACCCTTATAAGCCACAGATAAGTCAATAAAGTCGCCAGCGCCTATACTTATTTCTTGAGAACTAAGGGATGCGTTGGGAACCGAGTAGGTATTCAGAACGTTGCCTCCTGTATCTGAAATTGAAAATGATATATTTCTATTAAATGATGGGTTTAATGCCAAACCGCTCATTTGTTCGAATTCTTGTTCGGACATTTTCATTTTCGCAGAAGACGAGTGAGTTTCTGGTTGAAAGAACTTTAAAGTCGAAGACTTGATGCTGTCTATTTCATAGGTTGGCTTGACGTCAAAATCAACGGAATAATTAAAATCTGTTATGGGTGAGACTTTCCCATCTACAATTAAGGAGTAAGCATTATTATCTAAATATTTGTTTTCGTAATCTCCGCTCGCTGTGGGTGTCAAAAGAACTTGTGTCGGAGTTAGTTCTCCATATATTTTCATAGTTACAGATATTTTCGGAGAACTTTGGGTTGCTATCGAAATAGAATAATTTGAGATGACTCCTCCGTCGAAATTTAAAGCCTCACCACCATAAACGAATTGGCCAGATAAATTAAGCAAACCCGTCAAGTCTTGAAAAATGTCTTGGTTTATGTAATTTTTAGAAATTTTACATTGTATGGTTTGGGCTTTATTAACTCTTCTATTAATGCCTCTGTTAGATAACAAAACCTCAGTCCCCTCATCTATTGACGACGAAAAAGATATATCCGCTATACCGCTGAGCTTTGTATTCTGTATAATTACCGACGTATCCTGCGAGGCTGAGAACATGGATTATTTTACACTTTTTTAGATATATAGTGATTTCTTTTATTTTTTTTCGCTTTTTAAAATTTTTAGTGTAACACATATCGCCCTATAGCTTAAACGCGTAAGGTTATTATTATACGGTCGTTCAAAACTTTGCCCCGAATTTCTTTAGCGGATTTTCGGGGCTTTTTTGTTGACAATTGTATTTTTGCGCGTATTTTCCTTTAAATGATAATTGAAGAAATACGACACCTACTTGATGACGAAGCCATTATACTTGATGGCCTAGACGAAGCAATTATGGGATATAGCCAAGATGGTTTGCTGATTTACGGCTACGACTTAATGCTCGATCTTTTTATGAAACAAAACGAATGGACACAGCTTGAAGCTGAAGAATGGATTGACTTCAATGTTTTGGGGCTTCTGAATAATGGTTTAGGTTTTGTTGTTTGTTTTTAAATTTTTTTTTGCGAAGTAGCTCAGCGGTAGAGCAGG